TCTCCAAAAAATCTTTTGTTTAGTGGTCTTCCCATTTTTTTCTCCTATAAAAAGTAGTCCTATGCCCGTTCTATGAGCTACGCTGCGGGTACAGCATAAGTCCGCCTTGCGGCACACTATCTGACATATGTATTTATCACAAACAAAAAAAGCCCGACACAGTTAAGTATCGAGCTTTTTAATAATAAGGGTGATAGGTTGGACTTTGAGAATACCAACAACCTCCTAGTAGCTCTCGCCATATTCGGAGGAGCCTAGCATCGGATAGTTACTTCCAAAAACATATCTTTGTATCTCTACACTCATATGTTGCCACTACAGCTACTAGCCAAGTTGTGTCACTACGCAACACCGTTCCTTGCACTATCTAATCTAAACCGTCGTCTAGCTTATGTACTTAATATAACATCATTACAAACATTGTCAAGTCTTTTTTTAAAAAAATTTAAGAAAAAGTTAATTGCATAAGTGTTTGATCTAATTTACCAAAATTATATAAATGAATAGGATTGTTTCTAAGAGCATTTACAAATTTTACAGTATTAAATCCAGTTGTATTAATGTAAGCAAGGCCTCTTAAATTTCCTATTGCATATGCTACACTATCTAAAACTCCGCAAAGTTTTGCATACTTGTATAAGCCTTCTAATGTACAGTTTGTTGCTACACCGACTCGTGTTTTTGTTTCCCATGTATTCAACATTCTTGGATTAAAACACAATTGACTTATGCCACCTTTGAAGTGCATGTACTTTGTATTCTCTACTAATGCATACTCTTCACTTTGGGGATATACTCCGCAATACATATCAAAACCGTAATCTTCAATATGCTTTTTAACATCGTATGCTGTTTGATAAACTTTACCTTGATACGTGCTACCGCCTATAAGCAAAACTTTATCGACTCCTGCTTTACGCATTGCAATACAGTTTTCGTGTAATTCACTTTCACTTTGCAAGTTACGTGCGCCTATGTGTGCAACTGCCTTAGCAGCACCTGCTTGATCATTTAATCTAATAGCTGCGTCTTTAACAATGCTAAGATCAGTTTTAGGCAAATGAGTAATGCTTACACTTGAAGCAGTATCAATTGCGTATTGACTTAATTTTTGTTTAGGGGTTTTTTCTACACTTATGTCCATGTAGTACTTATCAGTAAAACAGGCCCCGAAGGGCCTGTTAATGGTTTAATCATTAAACTATCTCTTACGAGAAGCTTACGTTGCCGTCTGTGATTGCAACGTTTGTTAAGTAATCCGCTGCGTTACCTAGTGACGAAGCTGTGTTTGATAGCTCAACATATCCATAACGTGTCATGAATGATACTGTTGGCTCAAAGCTTGTCGGATCTAGAACAACACCTGAACTCATTAGCGGGATGTATGGGCAATAGAATGCCGCTGCATCTGATTCACTTGAACCTTTATAGCCAACTAGTACTGATGTGCCGTCACCTGCATATGTATCTACATATACTTTCATTGCGTTGTTAAGAGTACCAACAAACTTAGTGTTTGTAGGTGCTTCAAAAGAACCCTCTGTTGTACGTGCAAATGCACTTGTAGTTGCAGACTGTAGGATAGTTAGCGCAAATGGGCTTACTACCGCAAAGTTACCTGCACCACGACGTGTGCGTTGCGCAATTAGGTTTGCTGCACGGTTGATTTGAACTGCAAGTGCTGCATGTTCGTCACCAACAAATGTAGCTGTACCTGATACTGCTGCTTGGTCATAAGTTTCAACTGCTGCGCCACCCAATGTGCGTAGTGAAGCAAGAACTTCTTGATCGATTTCTGCAGTAATCTCTTGAGCAAGTGCTGCCATGATTTCTGCTTCTACATCGATACCGTGTTGCGACTGAGCATCTTGAGCTGCTTCAAAGGTCCAACGTGCGCTTAGTTTGCGTGTTTTCGCTTCAACAGTCTGTTTCAAGATCTGAATGCTTAGTCTGTTACCAGCTGAACCTTCTAGTCCTGCTGTTGCTGCTGCTTTTGCAGTTGTAGTATCACCTGAATATGCTTCAGCAATTTTGAATGGGCTTAGAGCCTCTTCGCCTGCTGTTGCACCTGAGGCGCCTGTACCTGCTGTGTCCGAATAACGAACACGTAGTGTGTGGATCTGACCCACTGGACCAGTCATTGGCTGTACGCCGACTAGTTCGTTTGCGATGACTGTTGGCATTACACGACGAATAACTGGTAAAATAACTCTGTTAAGAGTTGCGACATTACCGGCAGAAGTAGCACCAGCTGTTGCAGTTTCACTCAAATACCTACGGGTATTTTCTAGTGTTGCTGCCATAACTGACTTTTTGTTGCCTTGTAGGCCTTCAAGAAGTGCTGTCTTCGTGTCCTGCCAGCGACTTTCGAGTAGTTCTGACATTATTATCTCCTTATTATAATCCAGCTAGACGACGAATGTCTAATACATTTCCGTCATCTACCTTACTACTAACGTTAGTTTGTGAATTTGTTTCACGGTTGCCTGTAACTTCTTTTGCCTCTGATAATTTTGCCTTCTGCTTTGCTGGACCTTTACCGTCGATAACCGCCGGTAGATACTTATCAAACGATGATTGTAGTCTATTCGTTTGTACTGATTCCAGTAAATCTGTCATGATTTCTTTTTGGTCGTTTGCTAGTGGAGCAACAAGATCATTTAAAATCGTGTTTCTACGTACAGATTCTTCAAGGCGCTTTTTCTCTGCGTCTTTTGTTTCTGCGATAGTTTTTGCTTTTGCTGCAAATGCTTTTGCTTCTGCTAGTTGCTTATCTTTAGCAGCTAACACTTTCATAAGTTTTGTAGTCTCACCTTGTTCATTTAGGTGCGAATGCATATACTCATTTGCAAATGCTTCAAAAATCTTACGACCGAAGTCGTTAGAACGTGCTGTATCAATATCTTCTTTAAGAGCTGAAATCTCTTTATTAAGAGTTTTGCTAACTGTTTCAGATACAATATTAGCACTTTTTGCAATAAAGTCTGATTTGACTTTTGCAACATGACTTTTAGCTTCACGTACTAAACGTACTTTTGTTTCAGCTAAGTCTTTTTTATCTTCGTTAAATTCGGCAATTTCACCTGCCAGAGCTTCTACAACAAACTCTTCTAGCTTGGCATAATTTTCAGCCATTGCTTTCTTGTCTGAACGTAGTTCTTGAATCTCTGATTGTAGTTGTTCTACAACAAAGCCTTTTAGAAGATCTGCATTTTCACGCATTTTAATTGCATATTTTGCTTTTGCCTCAGCAAGACCTTTACGATCTTCAGCAAATTCTGCAATTTCTTCTGCTAGGCGCTCTGAAAGCATTGTGTCAATTGCTTCAACCATTGTGCTTTTATCATGCTCATACTTCTTTGCGAATTCTTCGCGAAGATCAGCAGTAGCCGCACGTCTGTTTTCGGCAATCTTACTTTCCCAAGCTTCTTCAATTTGTGCTCTGATCTCTTCTGAAACTACATCGTTTTCGAAAAGTGTTTTCAGTGCATCTATCATTACTTTCTCCTGTTTCATTGGAGTTTGTTGATTATATTAATCAACGATTCCTTTAGATACTTTTGTGCCTTAGTGTCTTCTTTAGTTGCCTGTGCTAATTCGTATGCCTTCATTCCACCACGAGCGTTCATTAAATGTTCGTAAATCGGTGTGGGATATGCACCGGGGGCGCTAGGCTGTGCCACAACGTCCACGGTAATTATTTCAAAATCAGAAACGGTGTTATTTCCGTCCTCTGATACGTTTCCACTACCTCTCGACGAGACACCTAGTTTAACTCCGTTTTCCAACATTGTTTTAACTAAGCCTCCCATCGGGGTAGGTAAAATTTTTAGTTTTCCATAACCATTAGGACCATCCATCCACATATCTGTAATCATGTGTGACACACGGTCTAAGTTTATATTAAGTCCTTCTGGATGATCAACTTCTCCGAGAACACTAAATCCGCCCTTACATTGATCATTGAGAGTTTTGACAGCCCTGCCTATTTCATTCACAGGATACACTCGCTGATTAGCGTTGCGAACGTCACCTTGAATACAAATACCTTTCATAAAAAGATCTTTGCCTTCGTTAGCGTTCTCAAGCACAATTTGTGCTTGATCGAATGTCAAATGCTCTCGTAAGTTTTTCATTCAGCTTTCCTTATTAGCTGCCGATATTTGATTTTTTATCAGCTGCTGCTTCGGGCTTACCTTTTTTCTCAGCCCCGTGTCCTGGTTCGTTTTTCATGCCTTTTTTCGCACTCATGCCGCCTGGCTTATTTCTATTACCAGCGTCATCGTCTTTAGCATTTAAATCACCAAGTCCTGCATGATCACCTGCTTCGTTATCTTTACCTTGGTTAAGATTGCTAGCTGTTCCGCCCATGTCGTTTTTACTAGCTACAGTTGATTTTGCATTAGCGCCGTTGTCACCGCCAATTTTAGCAGCATCTAAGCCACCGCCATTAACTTTTTCAACGTACTCGCGCATTTGTTCGCCAGCTGTTTTTTCTGATTCATCAGTTTCTTCTTCTGATTCTTCAACTTCTTCATCTGACTCTTCGACTTCTTCGTCTGATGCTTCAAAAGCAAATGCTTCGTCTTTTTCTTCGTCGTCGTCTGCGTCCATATCCATGTCGCCTTCGTCGTCGCCTGCATCATCACCAGCCATCATTTTTTCAAATTCTGCTTTTAGGTCGTCTAGTGCGTCTTCGAGGTCTTCAACACGATCTTCAACATCGCCTTCACCTTCTTCGTCGCCTTCTTCACCTTCGTCGTCCATGCCTAGGTCTGCCATCATGTCGTCAGTTGGATCGCCGCCCATGTCTGCCATTGGGTCTGCTTCTACTTCAAACTCGTCTAAGTCAAAGCCTTCTTCAACTTCTTCGTCTGACTCATCAACTTCTTCATCTGTTGCTTCGTCTAGGTCATCTTCTGATTCATCAACTTCTTCATCTGATGCTTCATCTACTGCTTCATCATCAGCTTCTTCAACTTCTTCGTCTTCTAGAAGTGACTCATAAATATCTCTTGATTTTTCTACCACAATCTCGTGGAATAATGCTTCTGCTGCTTCTTTATCTTCATTGATAAGAAGTTCTAGCATTTCTTCAAACTTACTACGCTCTGCCATTACTGTCTCCTATAAATGTATAACACACCTCGACCGGTGTGGGGCTGTCAATATATATTTACATATTTATAAGAAAAGTATGCAGAAATAGGCCAAAAACTGGCCACTTTATATTTTTTTACTCATTATCTTCAATAATTTTTAAAAACTGTGTAATATTCATGTGCTCTACGTTCGAATATTTAGCAAAATCTTTTGGAATATAACATGTATCACTAACAACTCTAACATAATTTATTTTAGGATTTGACGTTATTACACTTTGTGTTTGTCTCATCCAGTTACCAAAAAACGTTGCAGTGTCTGTTGATTTTTTATAATTGGGAGTATCAGCATACATATTATTAAATTTAGTACCTTCGGCTAACCCTCTATAATCAAAACCTAAAATATAGATTGTTTCGTATGCATGTTCTGATGCTAACCAAAGAGCAGTAGGACCACTACTCCAACCTTTGCTAGGATTAAAATAATTGAAGTGTTTAAAACGCATATATGCTTTGTTTGGATTTGTCCAAACTTCGTGTTTCTTCTGCCAACCTGTTTTATTAATTTCTATTATCATCTTAGTATCAACAGCTACTAAGTAATCAGGTTCGTATCGTCTATAAAGAGCATTGCATCCATAGACTTTTCCTTTGGCCTTTAAGTCATTAACTGGAATTGGTGTTCTACTTGTACCGTTACCGAGAACAAAAGCAACTTTGCCTTTTTGTCTAGCTAGGTCATAATCTTTTTGTTCTAAGATTACTTTTTTATTTTCATCGTAGATACGCTTCTTGTCCTCAGCTTCTTTTATTAATTTTTTTTGATGTTTTTCTTTTCTACGTTGTTCTTGCAATAAACGAAATTGCCGCTTGGAATACGCAGACTTGTCGATCTTGGACATTAGACTCCACCGACTTCAGCGTTAGCTTCTACTCCGTACATCTGTCTTACAAAATCTAAATCTTTAATTTTTTCTTCTTGATGGACTTCGCTAGCTTTTCTAATTTTATTAATCTGTTTAAGAGTCAATCTTGTTTTACGTGTATCATCGTAATCTAAAGGAGTTTGGTCAGACGTCTCGTCATAGGACTTATCCTCTATTGGCTCTAGCGTATCTCTATCGAAGTAAAACAATTCTCTTAATATCATATTATTATTTATATAGTTTGTTCAGTTCCTGCACCGCCCGGTGCAATATTATCTCCTGTTACAGTGTCAGGAGCAGTTCCTTCTCCACCGTCAATTGATCCAGGGCCATCATCAGCAGTATCTTCTAAGTTATCTAAGTCGGCTCCCATGCCTGCGCCACTAATTCCTGCTGATCTCATTTCTCCTGAGCTGTCAGTTGGTGTCGGTGTTAGATTTTCTTGATTCTCTTCTCTCCATAGACGTTCGTTTTCTGCAACCTCTTCGTCTGTCATTCCTAAGAATCGTTTCATTGCAAAACGATTTGACACATACGGTATTGCACTCATTTGTGTAAATGTAGGAATACGTGCATTATCAATTTCGCTTTGACGATATGCTGCAAAGTTTTGTGGAGGCTGGAATTTAAGATTGAACATTGTTGTATCAATATTAACTCCTTTCTCTAACAAATAACGTTTGAACTCTTGATCAAACTCTTCTACTATGAGGTTTTGTAATCTTTCGCAATAGGTATTGAAGCGAAGTTCTTGTATGTAGGCAGTACCCACACGCCCGTCGTTGTATTGGGCTGAGCTGTCGTCTGCTCCTGTTGGCAGATATGATGAAGGTATGCGTAGTCCGCGTACCAGTTTGTTAGTAAAGTAGCGTAAGTCATCTATTTCTCCTAGGTTAGTACCACCTGGAAGTGTTTCAACTTTTGATCCTCTACCTTCTGCTGTTTGCGGAAAGAAGTAATCTTCGTTAATTGACAATGGATTATAACTACTATCAACAACATTATTTCCTCCACCAGTTGCTGACGGAATACGTCTCTGATGGATTTCTGTTTTTACCCTCTCTACAAATTGCATTGCCAAGTGGCTTGGCATGTTCCCTACATCAACGTAAAATACTCTACGCTCAGGTGCCCTCTGAACTCTATAGATAATAATTGCGTCTTCAAGTAATTCTTTTTGTTTATAAACTTTAAATATAGTTTCAAGTAGTGAGTTACCAAATGGATAATTTTGATCTAATCCTTCTGACAAACTTAAATGCACAACATGTTCTGCATTAACTGCTATTTCATTTTCTTCTTGCTGAAAGCGTGATCCACTAAAACTATTATTAGGCTGTCCTGTCATTCCACGGACACCACCTGTTAAGTATCCGCTTCCGCCGCCGGTAATGTTGCCATTGTTTTCGTACGGCGTTGTTGCAACCATTTCTTTAAAATTAATATTAAAGTTTTTAATTATATATTGCTCAGGACGTTTGCCCTCTGATTCATTTACAATAATCTTTGTTACATTTGCAGGATCGACATGAAACCATTTTTTAGTTTCTGGATCTCTTACAAATATTTCATCTCCGTATTTAAACACATTACGCAATACTTTAAACATTCTTGTTTCAAAATTTTGTAGTTTGCACCATTGTTGTAAGTACTTTTGAATAATTGTTGTTTCAGAATTAGTAGCACTGCTTATAAAATCTAACAAGAAAGGCGTTCCGTTTTGTTGATTTTTTTGAGTACAAAATTCTGCAAGAATATCAAGAGCTGCATTAACTTCGCTATCAAGATCCATAACATTATATTGACCATATCGTTCAGTACGGTTAGGAGTTCCCATATATACATCAGGCAAATAACTCGAATAGTTAGTTCGAGCAGGACCTGCTGTTGCACTTGTGCCTTTAGAGGACAGTGGGGAATAAGAACCGCTTGGGTTGTTTCCTGTTGGTACTGGTGTAAAATATTTTTTCCAGCTCATTTTTTTCTCCGTCCTATATGCCTGGTCTAAGAGCTCTAACTGCTCTCATAACTCTGTCGTGAGTGTCGCCTTGATCGTCTAGCTCTTCTTTCATGTTTTCCATCGTAGTATTTAACTGAGATAGCAGTTGAACGAGCTCTCTACTGGATCCACCGCCGCCGCCGTTTCCACCGCCTGCTGCTGCTTGATTGCCAATGGTTTGTGCTGCTAGCGCATTATTTTCTCTAATTTTTTCGTTTAATAAATCAATAGTATCTTTTAAATTATACAATGCATCTTCGTAATCGTCAATCTTTTCTGAATCAAATGCACCATCTAAATCACGTATGCCTTGAGCTAGTAATCCGATATTTGGAATAACTACGCTACCTATATCAACATCTTTAAATCCGGCTAATCCATTAGAGAAATTTGCCATTGCTGCTGCATTAGCTTCAATATTACCGTTAGGGTCTAGTTCAGTCTTACCAAATTCTTGAACTGCATCCCAAGGAAATTGAGTTCCGCCTGCAAATGCATAAGCAACTAATCCAAACAGGCCGCCTGCACGTTCTGTATCAATTTCTCCAATTGTGTTTGAAGCATTAACTGCTTGTGCAAATCCTGCAATGGCGCTTGCATTTTTTACTATAAACCCATTTGGGTCTAAATCAGTTTCGCCAAATGTTTTTACCTTTTCCCAAGGATATACCGCTGTTCCTGCAAATGCAGATATAATAGCACTAAACATTCCACCTACACGGTCTGTTTTAATTTCAGCAGTTGCATTTGAAGAATTAACTGCTGCTGCAAAGCCTGCAATAGAACTTGCATTCTTTGTTATAAAACCATTTGGATCTAAATCAGTTTCTCCAAATGTTTTTACTTTATCCCAAGGATATACTTCCGCTCCTATAAATGCATCTATAATAGAATTAAATAATCCGCCAACTCTTGTTTTATCTACTACAGGAATACTTGCAAGTGCATTTCCAAATGCAACAACAGCCTCTGAATTCTTTTTTATACCTGCGCTATCAAGATCAGCAGCGGCAAATAATTTTACTTTATCCCAAGGATAGGTCACTTCTCCAAAAAATGCTTGAGATAGTCCATCAAAAACTTGCCCTGCAAATGTTGCAAAAGAATCGCCTAGAGGAGATAAACTTCCCATTGCATCACCAAATGCAACAACTGACTCTGCATTAGATTTAATTTTAGCTGCATCGCCAAGGTCTGCTTCGCTAAATGCTTTTATTTTTGTAAATGGTAATTCAGTATCGCCGCCAAAGAAACTTGTTAAGCCGTCAAAAAGATTTGCTAATGTTGTACCAAATGCAGCTTCACCAATATTTAGAGATCCTAATGCAGTACCAAATACAGTCATAGCTTCTGCATTAGATTTCATTGATTCTGCGTCGATATCTAACTTATTAAATCTTTCAAGTTTAGCAAAAAGTGATTCGCCACCTAAAAAATTATTAAGTGTATCTAGAGTTGATCCAGCAAGATTGCCTATTGCTGATACAAATGTTGCACCACCAAACGCAATTATGCCAGCTGAAATTGCTCCAAGACCTTTGGCCGAGTCTATAAGAGCCCCTCCATCTAACTCACCAATCGCTTCCAATCCTTCTGCAAACGTCGGTAATGATTTGCCTATCATCCATGTAGCGCCGGCAATAGCAGCGCCGATGCCAATGATAGCACCTGATATTACTAGTGCGCCTAAAGCCATAGGTGCTGCTGCTGCGCCTGCGGCTGATAGTGATGTTGTTAAAGCTGTTATAGCCATTGCGCCGCCACGGCCTATTCCTCCGATCATTCCTCCAAGCATTCCAGTGCCACCGGCTCTTCCGCCACGGCGTCCGCCTCGATTACTTTCTCGACCACCGCCAAGGAAATCTCCAATTCTATTTTTGAGACTAGCTGCTGCAAACGTGCCTGCTATAG